GTGGGCTGGGGTGGGCGGTGAGGCGGGAACGCCGATCATCGGGCCGGTGCGCTACGACGGCAAAGGCATCTCCCTGCCCACCACACAGCTGGCCCATCCGACGATCAGTGGCGGCCAGCCGGGGATCGGGCATGAGCTGGCGCCGCCCGACACGGCGCCGTTCTTCAACGCGTTCCTCCTGCGCCGCAAATCGCGCGACCGTGGGGCGTCGCCCAGTGGCGTCGCCCTCGCGCAGCGAGCGGCCTAATGGCGCGCGCGGGGTGGTTCGATGCAGACATCGTGCGCGTCGGGATCCTGGATCCCGAGGCACAGCGGATGGGCCTCCTGGACGAGGAGCTGGTCGAGGAAGGTGTGACCGGTTTCGACATGGCGTTGCTCGCGGCGATGCAGTGGCGGTCGCCAGTGGTCTTCGACGTTCCATCGGTGGTGGCCTCGGGGATGACCCCACCGAATACGTTCATCCCCTGATCGGAGTACACGAATGGCATCGTACAGAGGCGTACATCGGACCCCTGCGGGGGCGACCCTGACTGTTCTGGCGCTCGAATCCTCGGCCGGGGTCGTGGGGAAGATCGACCAGCTGATCCTCGGCTCGCGCAGCACGCCCGCCGATATCGCGACGCAGCTCGTTGCGCTGCGGCACACCGTGGCGGGCACGGGCGGCACGGCGGTCGTCGAGAAGCCCGATGATCCCCAGACGGGGGCGGCCGCCTGCAACCTGCGTGGCGGCACCATGACCGAGCCGACCTACGAGGCCGACTTCCTGCTCGAGATCGACTTGAACCAGCGGGCCACCTTCACGTGGAACGCGAACCCCGGCAAGGAGCTGCGCACGACCGTCGGCACGGCGAACGGCATCGGCGTGCGCTCGGTGCAGTCGGGTGGCACGCCGGACATCGGCTGCACGGTGGGATGGAGCGAGTAGTCGGGTGCTGCTGCCGAAGTGGAAGGGGTCGGGCGGAGTCATCGAGATCGTGCAGCCCGATGGTCCGACGATCACGCGCGACACGATGCAGTGCCGACACTGTATGAAGCACTGGGTCGTGGTGCCGGGCTCCGGGCGGCAGCGGGGCTGGTGCCTGAAGTGCAACGGCCCGCTTTGTGGGGCCGCGAAGTGCATGCACGAATGTGTCCCGTTCGAGAAGAAGGTCGAGGGCGAAGCGCCGTGGTAGATGCCGAGTAGGATCCAGTACCAGCCGCTCACCGGCCCGGTCTGGCGAGAGCCCGTCGCGTCCCGGATGGCCTGGTTGCCCGAAGGCCAGCCGCGCGCGCCGACGCTCCCGCCGAACGCGGTCGGCAGTTACGTCCTCCCGTTCGTCGCGGCGATTGCGGTGGCGACGAGCTTGGCATGGCTGCCGACTGGGAATGTCCAGGCTCAGGCCATGCCATCGGGGCGCGTCGCCTGGAGCGTCATCGCCCCGTTCCAGCCGCCGGCGAGCTTCGACCCAAGTGGCCTGCAGTGGACTCCCGTCGGAGCAGCATATGCGGTGCGCAATGCGCCGCGCAGCATCCAGACGTGGAGCCTGCTGTCGCCGTTGCCGGCCGTGGCGCCATTCGACCCCGCCGCGTTCCCATGGATGCCGGTCACGCTCTTCCGCGCCATGGAACGGCGAGCCCCTGGCGGCATCGTCCAACCCATTACCCAGGCGCTGTATCAACCCGCGGGCTTGCAGTGGATCCCAGGCGGCAATGTCCCGTGGCGCGGCGTGGTGCCGAACCGACTGGTCTGGATCGTCGGGGATCCCCTTCCCCATGTGGGGGTCATCGTCTCGCTGCCACTTGAGGTCGAGGATCGCAGCGGGTTCCGCTATGGCGTGTTGGATCAGTCGACCAAGCGGTATCTCGTTATTGAGCAATCGAGCTCAAAGCTCAAGACTGAGGATGACTCGACATGAAGGCGATTGCCTTAGACAACGACTGGGAAGCCGAGCACCGGGCAACCCGGAAGAACGCCGCTACTGGTACCATCGAGCCTGCGACGGGGCTCACCGGTATGAGCGCCTGGTTGAGCGCGACGGACGGGGGCGCCGCGATTCATGCCACAATGACGGTGAATCTTACAGAACGCGGGACCACCGGCATCTACTTCGGTGTGCTGCAGGGGGATGATCTGCGCACGCGCCTTGCTTCGCTGGTGGGGCAGGTGGTGTTTGAGGTCTTCGGCGATGGCACCAATGTCCTCACCTCGGTTCCCCGGTTGGTGGCTGCCGTGCGGAGGTCCTAGATGCAGCACTCCTGTATGATCCCACGCTGCCCAGCCCTCATAGCCAAGGGGAAGCGCTACTGTCCTCAGCACACCATTGAGGCGGCGCAGCATGACGTACAACGCAGAGGCACGGCGAGTGAGCGCGGGTACGGCAGGGACTGGCAGGAGGCCAGCAGACCATACCTCAAGGCGCACCCACACTGCGAACGCTGCATGGATGAGCGCCGTGGGCAGGTGAAGGCAACCCTCGTCGGACACCGGGTGGCGCTGCGTGATGGCGGTGAGCGCCTGAACCCTGCGAATTGGATTGCGCTCTGCGTGTCGTGCAACACCAAGCAAGCTCACGACGACCGTGCATACGGTATAGCAAACACGACGCCAGGGGGGGGGCGAGAAAAAACATCCCCCCAGACTCGTAAAGACCGCGGCGCAGGCGGATTTTTGTGCCTACGAGATGGGGTTTTTCAATTGTTCCTAACTCGTACCTCGCGCTAGTGCCTGGACCGCTACCCAAGCACCCGCGGACGCGGCAGCGAAAAAATCGCACAAGTACGAATGCGACGCTGCCGATCGACGAGAACACCGAGAATAAAGTCCCGGCCTTGCCGACGCGGGAAAAGAAATCAGAGCGGTGGCATCCGATGGTACAGGCCTGGTGGACGGCGATCTGGAAGTCGCCGATGGCGTCCGAGTTTCTGGACTCCGACAAGAAGGGCGGGCTCTATCTTCTTGCCGAGCTGCACCAGCAGCGGTGGAACGCCGATGATCCCTCCGATCTCGTGAACATCGCGAAAGAGATCCGGCAGCAGGAGGTGCGCTTTGGGCTTTCACCGATTGATCGGCGGCGGCTGCAATGGGAAGTCGAGAAGGGCGAGCAGGCGACCGAGCGCACGTCCAAGCGGAAGCAGTACAAAGAGGCGTCGAGCAAGGACCCGCGTGAGGCGCTGAAGATCGCCAAGTGACGACCTTCATGTTTCCCCCGATGGATGACGAGCCGTGGCCGACACTCGGGAAGCAGGTCTGCGACTTCATCGAGGAGCGGTTCTGTCACGGGCCAGGGGACTTGCTGGGCCAAGTGGTCGTGCTCAACGAGGAGCAGCGGGCATGGCTCTATCGGATATACGAGGTCGAGCCGGCGAGTTTTGATCGGCGGAAGAAGCGGGTCGTCGTGCGCGAGCCAAACCCCAACGCCGGGAAGCGACGCTTCCAGCGGTGTGCCCTATCGCTCCGCAAGGGATCGAGCAAGACGGAGTTCGCCGCCTGGATCGCCGGCGTGGAGCTCCACCGGGACGGCCCGGTCCGCGTCCGTAGTTGGAAGGGGCGAGAGCCCATCGGGGACGGGGTCACAGATCCGTACATCCCGATGATCTCCTACACCGAGGAGCAGACCGAAGAGTTGGCCTATGGGGCGCTTCGGCGGATTCTCGAGGAGTGCTCAGTCGGGTCTGACTTCGACATCGGGCTCGAGCGGATCATGCGCCGCGGCGGCGACGGGAAGGCGGAAGCGGTCTCGGCTTCCCCAAACGCTCGAGATGGAGCCCGGACGACGTTTGAGCACGCCGACGAGACGCACCGGTTTACGCTGGACTCGCTGAAACGCGCATGGTCGGTGATGCTCGCGAATCTCGCCAAGCGCCCGATCGCGGATCCGTGGGCATTGGAAACGACGACGGCGCCCGAGCCGGGGATGGGCTCGACGGCCGAAGGCACGATGCAGTACGCGGAGACGATGGCCGAGAAGAAAGGAAACGCGAAGCTGTTTTTCTTTCATCGTCAGGCGTCCAATAAACACGATCTGGATACCGAGGCGGGACTCAAGGCGGCGGTGATCGAAGCCTCGGGGCCCCACATCGTGAAGTGGAGCGCCGTGGACCGCATCGTCGAGACCTTCCGGGCGCCGGATGCGGATCGCGCCTACCTCGAGCGCGTGTGGCTCAATCGGCCGGTGCAGGCGTCAGGCGTGGCGTTTGACGTTGGCCAGTGGCGGTCGCTCGCCCGGCCGGGATACGTGGTGCCGGATGGCGCGGCGATCACCATCGGCTTCGACGGTGGGCGCTTCGATGACGCCACGGGACTCGTCGGGACGGAAATCAAGACCGGCTTCCAGTGGAAACTCGGGGCCTGGGAGCGCCCTCTCCAGCTGCCCGACTGGGAGGTGCCCCACGATGAGGTGGACGGCATCATCGCCGATGCGTTCCAGCGATGGACCGTGGTGCGGTTCTATGGGGACCCGCCGCAATGGGA